AACAGAGACTTAATTTTAGGCGAAGATATGTTGTCTAAATTTTCATCTGCGCTTTTACTTGAAGCGTATATGGAAACAACTGAAGGCTTTGCTGGTGAACAAGAAATAGTAAATAAATTTGGTTTAGAGATTAGAGAAGATACAACCTTTATGATCTCTAAAAGAAGATTTAATCAAGCAGTAGATGAAAAAGCTACATTGATTGCTGAAGGTAGACCAAACGAAGGCGATATAATTTATATGCCTTTGATGAATAGTTTTTTTGAGATACAGTTCGTACAAGACCAAGAGCCGTTCTTTCAATTAGGACAACTACCTGTTTACAAACTAGTATGTACTAGATGGGAATATAGTTCAGAAGAATTGAATACAGGTGTTGGTGGAATAGATGCTGCTGAAGACAAATATAGTTTAGATTTATTAGCTCATCAATTTACATTAGAGAATGAAGTTGGTTCAATGGTATTAGAAAATGATAGCGCAAGTGGTGATGTTAATTATCTATTACTTGAAACTTACGACTTACAAACTCAATCAGCTTACGCTCAAAATAATGATTTAGATAGCGAAGCTGGTTTTGATACATCTTCTGCTGGAGATGATATATTAGATTTTACAGAACGTAACCCATTTGGAGAGGTAGATTTCTAGCATGTTTGGAACTTATTTTTATAACGAAAGTATGAGAAGAATGACCATAGGCTTTGGTCAAATATTTAACAACATACTAATTAAAAGACGAGATAGTGCTGGTAATATTACTCAATCAATTAAAGTACCACTAGCGTATGCTCCAAAAGAAAAATTTTTAGCAAGACTAGATGCTCAACCAAGTTTAGATAATAGAGAGTTTGCTATAACTTTACCTCGTATGAGTTTTGAGATTTCAGGTATATCATATGACGCTACTAGAAAATTAACTAGAGTACAAAAATTCAAACACGTTAAGGCTGGTAATGAGGGTAAAGTATTAAACTATAACTTTGTTCCTGTTCCTTATAACATATCTTACAATTTATATTCTTTCACAGCGAGTGCAGAGGCAGGTCTACAAATTATAGAACAAATACTACCGTTCTTTCAACCTGACTATACTGTGACAGTAAACGCAATACCAGAATTAGATATAAAGAGAGATATACCAATAGTTTTAAATAGTGTTAATTATGAAGACACTTATAATGGCGACTTCTCACAAAGAAGAGCTGTTATCTATACATTAGGGTTTACTGCGAAAACTTACTTATTTGGCCCTGCGTCAACTCAAAAAGTTATCAAAGAAACTCAAACTGATCTATATACAGACACAGATACAACTAATAAGGCAAGAGAAGAACGAATTATCATAGTTCCTAACCCCACATCAGCTGACGCAGATGATGATTTTGGATTTACAACAACTATACAAAACTTCAATGATGGTAAAAAATACAGTACAACCACTGATTCAGACGAATAAATAGTATAAATAATAAGAGAGAAGTATTATGGCACTTAACAAAATTAAAACAAATTCAATCACAGATGCAGCGGTTGAAAAAGAAAAAATTAAAGCAGACGCTATTGACGCTACTAAAATAGCAGATGATGCAATAAGTGAAGAACATTTAGATGTAACAGCAATAACAGGTCATACTGAATTATCAGCATCTGCTGCTACAGATGATGTATTGTTAGTCTATGATACAAGTGCTGGTGTTATTAAGAAAATTCAAGCTTCTAATGTAGGTGTTGCAGCGCCACTAATATCTTCAGTATCACCAACTACAGCTTTAACAGGCGATGGGACAGGTAATCATACTTTTGTTATTACAGGAACAGGTTTTAGTGTAGGTTCTACAGCAAAATTAATAACTAACGGTGGTGCCGATGTTGCTTTTGATACAGTTACAAGAAATTCTCCTACACAAATTACAGGTGTAATTGCTAAATCAAGTTTATCAAACACCAACGAACCTTATGATGTAAAAGTCACAAATGGAGAAAATTTAACAAATACTTTAGAAAATCAAATTAATATAGACGCTTCTCCAGCGTTTGTAACTGCTTCAGGCTCTTTAGGAACAGTTACTGGAAATGATTCAGTTAATCTATCTGTAAATGCAACTGACCCAGAGTCAGCAGGAAATGTTACTTTTGAATTACAATCGGGAACAATTCCTCCAGGATTATCATTATCAAATTCAGGTGCAGATGGTGGAACAGGTATTATATCTGGTACTGCTACGGACCCTGCAAGTAATACAACTTATAACTTTGTTTTAAGAGCAGTTGACGCTGCATCTAATACATCAAGTAGAGCGTTTTCAATTACAGTAAATAAAGCAGTTGTTTATGAATCATTTACTTCATCAGGTACTTTTTCTGTACCAGCTGGAGTATCAAATATAACAGAGGTATTAGTTGTTGCTGGTGGTGGATCTGGTGCATCTACAACAATAAGTGGTGGTGGTGATGGTGGAGGTGCTGGTGGAGGCGGTGCTGGTGGTCTAATATTTTTCCCTTGTTATCCTGTTACACCAGGTGGTACAATTACAGTTACAGTTGGTGTTGGTGGTGAACACCCTAACGGCGAAGAAGCTAATGGAGCTGGTGGACAAGATTCAGCATTTGGTTCTCCAGGCGATCCAGGTTTAGGACAAGGTGGAGTTTTAACTGCCAAAGGTGGTGGTGGAGGTGGCCGAGGAACTACAGGTGGTGGTCAAGCAGGTCAAACAGGTGGTTCAGGTGGAGGTGCTGGTAACCAAAGTCCTCCAGGTGGTGCAGCAACTCAACCAACTCAACCAGGAAACTCTGGCGCATATGGATTTGGTAATGCAGGTGGTACAGGTGCTAAATGTGGTGGAGGTTCTTATCCAGCTAATAACGGTGGTGGTGGTGGAGGTGGAGCAGGTGCAGCAGCACAAAACTGGTATCCAGCCCCTGGAGGAACTAACGCACCATTCCACGCAGGTTCTCCAGGTGGTATCGGTAGAGCTTATACAATAGCAGATGGTACAACTTCAGTTTATTACGCTGGTGGTGGTGGAGGCGGCGGTGGAGGTCAATGTATCGCTTTTGGTGGATTAGGTGGTGGTGGTGGTACTAACCCTGCTTGTGGTAATGGTGATGGTTATACAGGTGTTAAAACTCTTCCATCAATTGGTGCTCCATATCCTTCTCCAAATAATGAAGCGATGAATGGTAAAGCAAACAAAGGTGGTGGTGGTGCTGGTATGGGTGATAACTATGGTCCTCTTGCTCCTGCAGCAGGTGACGGTGGAAAAGGTATCGTTATAGTTAAATACTAAACCTCTCTAAATAGTTGTTATGAAACTTGATGACAGGATACTTGTCTTTGATGATATTATAGATAAACAATCTCAAAAACAAATTCAACACATACTCTTTGATAAAGTAAGATGGCAATTTGTAGCCGATGTTACAAAACCAGATAACAAACAACAGCGACCAGGTTTCTCTTATTACTTTATTACAGATAAAACAAACGTCTTTGAATATCATAAAGATATATTAAAGATCATAGACGCTGCTTGTAATAAGATAAACTTTAAAAGAAAAGAATGCTTACAAGGTCGTTCATTTTTACAACTCCCATTAAATCTAAAAGATAAAAGATTAGACGCACCTCATGTGGATGCTGACATAGATCATTTAGTTGTTTTGTATTATGTAAATGATAGTGATGGCGATACTGTGATCTATGAAAACACATTTAAAGGTTATGATAAAGTACCACACTTTAATGAGTTAATAGAAAAGAAAAGAGTTACACCTAAAGCTGGTAGAGTAGTTATATTCAATGGTAAACATTGGCATACTAGTAATCAACCAGAACACAACGTTAGATGTATAATTAACTATAATTTAGTTTGATAAATAGATATATGAGCAAATTAGAAGATAAGGTAAATGAGATATTAGGAATTGACACTCCTGAGCCTACAAAAGAAATAGTCAAAGCAAAAGAAATTAAACCACCAGTTCCTCGTATGGAAGACGCTAAAAAGCCAGATGTGGATAATGATTACAAATATAGTAGAGAAAACTATTACAATCTAATTGAAAGAGGACAAGAAGCAATAGAAGGAATATTAGACATTGCGAGAGAAGGTCAACACCCTAGAGCATATGAAGTTGCTGGTCAATTGATAGGACAAGTAGGACAAACAGTAGATAAATTACAAGACTTACAAAAAAAACTTAAAGACTTAAAAGAATTACCTAAAACAGCAAATGCAAATATTAAAAACGCACTGTTTGTAGGATCAACAGCTGAGTTACAAAAGATGTTGAATAAAAAAACTGTAGAAACAAACGTAGAGCGAAAAACTGAAAATGAAAACTTTGAAAGCAAAAACGTTACACCCGAAAAAACAAATACTAAAGATTAGTGAATTAACTTACAATCAGTATTATCTAAAACATAATACTAAATTAGATCAAGGTGTAGATAAGATAACTAAAATTATGGAACAACCAATAGAAGTTTTTAAACATAAGATTAGTGATACACCAAGATATGGAGCAGGTGGAAAGTTATATAACGAAAAGTTGTATAGTGTTTATAAGGGAGGACAACGAGTTACAAGAGCTGTTCAATTAGGTTATACTCATATAGAGGCAATAGTGTATGATTGAACATAAGTTTCCATATGAAAGTTTTATAGGTGGTTGGTATATATCTGAAAAAGTTTGTGATGATATAGTAGAGTTTTTTAATGTTAATAAAAAAAATTGTGCTATTGTACCTAGAATAAATTTTCATAATGATAAATCTGAGGGTTCTATAAATTTAGATGTTAAAGATAGTTTAGATATGTCAATACATAGAAAAAATAAATTTTATCCTTTTTATGATTATAGAGAACAACTACAAAAATGTTTAGATAATTATTTAAAAAAATATAGTTTATCAAATATGGTTGAACCGTTTGATATTAATGAAAATTATAATATCCAATACTACAAACCTAATCAAGGATTTAAAACTTGGCATTGCGAAAGAAGTGGAATTAAAGAAAAACAAGGTAGTGCAAGACATTTAGTTTTTATGACTTATTTAAATGATGTAGATGATGGTGGCACTGAGTTTTTTCATCAAAAATTAACTTGTCCTGCTAAAAAAGGATTGACTGTACTGTGGCCTGTAGATTGGACTCACACACACAAAGGTCAAATTAGTAAAATAAAAGAAAAATATATTGTAACAGGATGGTATTCTTATAATGAGTGAAAATGCTTACCTTGGTAATCCAAATCTAAAAAAAGTAAATACACCAGTAGAGTATTCTGAAGATGAAATTTTAGAATATCAAAAGTGTATGAAAGACCCATTATACTTTATGGAAAACTAT